CCCATTACATAATACAAGGGTAATAAAATATCATTTCCCCTATTGACAATGGTTATTAAATTTGTTAAAATGACTATGGTGAATCGAACCCATATTATTAAGGAGGTTGTCAGTATGGATACCATCAAAGCTAATGTAGGTTACAGGGTATGTGGACTCAAGAAGGATGGTCAGTTATACGCACAAGCGTCATGGTGGTTTACTGAAGAAGAGTGCACCCATCTGCGGGTATTATTGGATGGTGACAAGGTGGTCATGGTCGCTTGTCTGATCTCTATTGATGAGTATCGCAAGGAGAAGGAGCAGAATGAAATGTTTCATCTCTGTGAGAGGTTTACCACCCGGAAGGGAAACCACTACATTTATTGGAGAGATGAGGAAACAGATACCGATTATATTACAAAGGAGGGGTAATTATGTGGAAAGTGCTTGCCATATTTAATGAGTTGTTGGATGGCGAGGAAGAGGAAACAAGCATTGTGACCGAGAAAGTGTTTGATACCTACTTGGCAATGAGGGATTATGTCACCATTTGTGAAAGTCAAGGTGCAGTTGGTGGCATGGTTATGAGATATCATCCTCGTGATAACTTCTGGGAATATTACATGGATGTACAATGATCTGAGCCAGACACACAGGGGACGGACTTCGTCCCTTGTAGTCTGTCCCAGACGGACAGAAGAAAGGATGGTATATCATGTTAACTGATTATGTAGCACCAATTTCTAAGGTATCTGCAAGGGACATTCTGACAGCATGGTTATGGAAGAACGCGCAGGGCATGGACAAAACAGAGGAGAACGCCCGTCTTTTAGCTGTTTGCTTTCCCGGTTATGTGCGGACAGACTATCTTTTGACTGTGTGGGAGGAAATGGACAAATGAGTCACGATGGCGTATATGATTTCTATATAGGTAGAATCAATTCTGCCCGTTCCTATGGTCTTTCCGGGGATGCCATCTTGGACACTGTCCACAGGTGTGCATTTTGGGACTCGTTCTTGACAGAGGAAGAATCTGCTAATATTATTAAGATGTGCTATGAAATGCACAAGAAAATAATGGAGGATAATTATAATGCAGGATGGGAACAGGATCAGTAAAACCCGTAAAGGAGACAGGGAGATAATCTCTGTCTCCCTTCCTCTGGAAGTGTTTGACGCCATGGAGGAACTTTGCGACCACTACAATATGAACCGCAGTGCCATGATTGCTTCCGCAATTGCTGACTATCTCCGGGAAATGGGTGTACGGGTGGGTGAGCGATAATGGCAGTAAAGGGACTGGACTTCAATACCTACTATTCTGCCCCGCACTTTGAATTTTGGTTCGAGGAGAAGTGGTATACTGTCCAAGGTGCCAAGACCATGTACGAAGTAGGCACCAAAGATGATATTGCCACTATGAAGAGCGAGTATACCCGGATGCGGGACACTGCCCAGAAACGGCTGAAGAGATTGGAAAAGCAATTCCCGGATAGCAGAGCCGTAAAAACCCATGTACACGGATTCCCTAAATTACGGGATATCGACCCAAGAGACTTTCCAAAGGCATTTGCGGATTTGGCAAAATTCCTCAATGCCAAAGGCAGTACAGTTACTGGACAGCAACAGATTAAGGAAAAGACCATTAAAACATGGCAGGATAACGGGTTGAAACTCAATGATACCAATTATGATAAAGTCATCAAGATCATGGAAGAAATGCGTAGACAAAAGATCGTATATGACTCTGATAAAGCTGTGGAGTTAGCAGATTCCATGTTGGAGTTAGACGATCAAGAAACGAATGAGTGGTTAGATAATCTTGACACACTGCTTCAGCATAGTAACGAGATTGACACCTTGAAAGGTGTAATCCAATCCGGTGTATATGTGCCTTTTGACCAATTACTTGAACAGATAGGATGGTAACAGCAATATGGTGGTTAAGTGTGCGGACTTCAACCCCCAATCGTATTTTCAAAACCCTCCCCTTCTGAAAAACCGGAAGGGGAATCCCGGTAAAAAAGACCCTCGGCACTATCTGGGTATCACAACCGCATTTGATATCGAAACTACTTTGATTGACAGTGTGGAGCAAAGTATCATGTATATCTGGCAATGGCAGTTTGGGGAGGACTATACTGTCATTGGTCGGACATGGGACGAGTTTCTGGACTTGCAGAAACGAATTAAGGCGGTTCTTCCAGAGGGCAGATGGTTAGTTGTATATGTTCATAATCTGTCTTATGAGTTTCAGTTTTTGAAGGGGATTTACACCTTCTCCCCTGCTGATGTGTTTGCTGTGGGTTCCCGGAAGGTTATAAAAGCTGATATGTGGGGTTGTTTTGAGTTTAGATGCTCCTACAAGCTTACCAATATGAGTTTAGGACAGTTTACCAGTAAAATGCGGGTAAAACACAGAAAATTGTCTGGTGAGGATTTTGATTACAGTGTTAAGAGATACCCTTGGACAGAGTTGTCAGATGAAGAGTTGGAATACTGTATAAATGACGTGTTGGGTCTTGTTGAAGCGGTAAACGCACTGATGGCAAGAGATGGAGACACATTGCAGACCATTCCCCTAACCTCAACCGGATATGTAAGACGGAACGCAAAAAGAGCATTGAGAGACGGATCAGTGCACCATAACTTTGTTTATAGCATCCTTCCAGATATGGAAACCTATAAAGCACTGCGGGAAGCCTTTCGAGGAGGTAACACTCATGCTAACAGGTTTTATGCGGGGGATATAGTGGAGAATGTTCATTCTGCTGATAGATCATCCAGTTATCCCGCAGTGATGTGCAATTGTGAGTTTCCCATGAGTGCATTTGTTCCGATTCTTCCGAAGGACTTGAACACAGACTATATTGTCAGATGTATCACTATAAGGCACAAGGCACTGCTTCTGCGGATTGAAATAAAAAATCTGAGACTGAGAGACCCCTACTGGGGTTGTCCTTATCTGAGCAAAGACAAGTGCAGGAATATTCGCAAGGCAGTGGACACTGAGGATAACGGCAGAATATTAGAAGCGGAGTCTCTTGAAACCACAATCACGGACATTGACCTAAAGATCATCATGGAAGAATACGAAGGGGACATTAAGTTTCTGCAAGGGTGGTTTGCTTCCTATAAGAAACTGCCACAACCGCTTATTGACGAGGTTATCAAGTATTATAAGGACAAAACCGAATTGAAGGGTGTAGTGGGACAAGAGATTTTCTACGATAAGGCAAAGGCTCTGCTCAATAGTTTATACGGGATGATGGCACAAGACCCTGTCAAGTTTAAGCAGATTTTCAAGCAATGTGGGGATTTCGATACCGATGAGAGTATTCTGAAGGAGTTAGCAGAAGAAGAGGGATGGGATGAGGACAGACTGAGGGAAGCCATTACAGAAAAGGAAGAGGAAATTCTGGGCAAGAGCAATCAAAAGGCATTTCTGGCGTACCAGTGGGGAGTCTGGGTCACTGCCCATAGCAGAGATGCGCTGGAAAGGGGAATCAGATTAGTACATGAAACGGAAGGTGCTTATTTTATCTATTGTGATACTGACTCTGTTAAATACGTTGGCACTGTTGACTGGTCTGGGTATAATGCTGATCGAATTGCTGAGTGCAAGGTTTCTGGGAGTTTTGCCACCGATCCCAAAGGGATAACCCACTATATGGGAGTATTCGAGACTGAAGACCTAAAAGATACCGGGTATGCATATAGATACTTTAAGACTTTGGGAGCGAAGAAGTATGCGTACATTGAACGAGAAGGTGAAGGAGTCCATTGCACTATTGCAGGAGTCAACAAGGCGAAGGGTGGTGCGGAACTGGACGAACATGGTGGCTTATCGGCATTTGCTGAAGGGTTTATTTTCCGGGAAGCGGGTGGCACCCAAGCGGTATATAACGATTCCCCTAAGATGGATCATGTGGTCATTGAGGGCAGGAGTCTCCCAATTACTGCTAACGTTGCTATCCTTCCTTCAGAGTACACACTGGGGATCACGGGGGAGTACGAAAGAATTATAAAATATTATAAGAAATACCTTTACAACCCGTATATAGTGTGATAATATTATTAAGGCGATCATGTGTTACCTCCCGGCGAGCGTGAACGCACTGGAACCCCAACCGAATTAAATACTTGTCACAAGAGTACCCTGCACAGTGCGGATTGTGCGAAGACCCGGGAGAAACATCACAACCCATCACAACACTATCACAACGAGGAGGACACAAACATGGAAATCATCAAAAAGACCGAAGGACTTACCTCTGCTGACCTGTACGCTCTTACTAAGGGTAATGACGTAAGGAAGATGGTCGATGCCAAGGGCGAGGTACTGGACATTCTGAAGTATGTTCTGTACACGGACGAGGATGTTCATGGCAACCCCATGACTGTTCTGGCAGTGGAGACTGTGGACGGAGCCAAGTATGCCACCAACAGCAAGACCTTCACCCGGAACTTCTCCGATATCCTCGCTATTTATGAAGCCGGGAATGAGGAGATTCCTACCCGCTTCATTGTGGGCAGTGGCAAGTCAAAGAGCAACCGGGAATACCTCACCTGCGACATTGCCCGGTGAAAATCTATGACTCTTCCGGTTATGTAAACGTAAGGGATATCCTTAATGAAGGGTATCCCTTCAATTTTCTGGTAGGAGGGCGGGGAACTGGGAAGACCTACACCACCTTGAAGGTTGCCAAGGAGGATGGTCGGAGATTCATGTTAATGAGAAGAACCCAGAGCCAAGCTGACCTCATCAGTAAACCGGAGTTTAGCGTGTTCAAACCTCTGAACGAGGACTTGGGATGGAATGTAAAGGTGAAGAGCATCAGCAAGTATAACTCCATGTTCTATGAAGGAGATGCTGAAGAAATGCCACATCCCATAGGGTATACTTGTGCTTTAAGCACTCTTTCCAATATGAGGGGTTTCGATGCTTCCGACATTCAGTTGCTGATCTATGACGAGTTTATCCCGGAGAAGCATGAGAGACTGCTGAAAAATGAAGCTGACGCACTGTTCAATGCTTATGAAACTATGAACCGGAACCGGGAACTGAAGGGGATTGCCCCTATTCAGATGGTATGCCTTGCTAATGCGAATGACATAACCAATCCCGTGTTTGAAAGTCTGAAGCTGATCCGCATTGCAGACAAGATGCAGAAGGGGAATAGTGACAGATGGACGGATGATAAGAGAGGGATTCAGCTTATCATGCTCCATAGATCACCTATCAGTAAGAAGAAGTCGGAGACAGTGTTGTACAATCTGACAGACGGATCTGATTTTGCCAACATGGCATTGGATAACGATTTCAATGTAGATAGACAACACGTTAAACCCCGACCCCTGTCTGAGTATGTTCCCATCTGTTCTGTGGGCGAGTTGTGCATCTACAGGCACAAGTCGGAGAACAGACTGTATGCCACCACCCATCTGAGCGGTATATTTAATAGGAAGTTTACCCTGTCTGATACCGACAAGCTTCACTACCAGAGAATTTATAGGAGCCACTGGGATATGTACATCGGAGGAAAGATCGATTTTGAGGATGTACTTAGCGAAAAGATGTTCATTAAATACTGGGAGGTATGAGTATGGACGGAGAACGCATGGTAGTATTATTGTCTTTAATGCTGATATTATTATTTCTGGTCGATATCTACCGATCTCTTTAATGGCAGGAGGTATAATATGATTACAATTATCATTGAAACAAAGGATGAATATTACAGAGCAATGGAAATTGCTAAGAACTATGTTTGTAAACAAACGTCAGTTGCAAGGTGCGGACATTATCCTCCGGGGTTTTGTGATAAATGTTTTGAGGATAATCATATTAAATGTGGCGTAAGGATCATTCCTCCCGTTGACAGCGATAAACCGAATAAATTATAATAACTCCGGTGGGTATCCTGCCCAGTGCAACACCCGGAAGGTGGGGCAAGTCTCCGCACAGACACAAAGGATACCCACCCTTCTTAGTATATGGGGAAGGAGGATAAACATGGATATGGATGCTATTGCGAGTCTGTTCTCTAACCTCGCTGTTCCTGTAGCTTGTCTGATTGCCACCTTCTATCTGTGGAATAAGGAACGTGAAGACCACAAACAGGAACAGAAGGAACTAACCGAAGCCATTGCAAACAACACCATCGTAATGCAGAAATTGGTAGACAAACTGGGAGGAGACTGAAATGCTTAGAATCACCGGAGCCGAAGTGGCAGAACAGGCGAGGGACGGAGGATATGTGGGTATTCCCTACAGTGAACTGGACTGCCAAGGTTTTGTGGAACAGGTATTGAAGGATGCAGGAGTACGTAAACCAGACGGAAGTCCCTACAATTGGAGAGGGTCAAACTCCATGTGGCGAAACTATATCACATGGCGAGGAACCATTGACGAGTGTGTCCAGAAGTTTGGAAGAATCCCCCAAGGAAGCTTTCTCTTCCTATTAAAGAATGACGGCGGGGAGCAGGAAAGAGGATACCATGATGAACTGGGCAATGCTTCCCATGTAGGACTCTACCTCGGAGATGATGCTGACTACCCATGCATGGACTCGCAGGAACTGAAGGGGAGCAAGAGGAAGAACCCTGGTGTTTCCCGTTGCAAGCTGTCTGTGTTCAATCGTGTTGGACTGATGAGTATGATCGACTACTATAATGAACCCGTTTCCACTACTGTTACCCGTGAAGAAGCACTGAAAGCGTTGGAAACATTGACAAAATTCATTAAGGAGGTTACTATCTAATGGAACTCAATGATATCTTAGCACTGGTAAAGGCAGGATACACCCGTGAAGAGATCGAACAGATGGCAAAACCTACACCCAGTGACGCTAACCCAGTCCCCGCAGTCGAACCAGTTGCGAATCCTGTTGCAGAACCCACCAACCCGCCTGCACCTGTTGTTGAACCCGTTGCCGTACCCGCACCCGCACCCGTACCCCAACCCGCACAGCAGGAAGCACAGCCGACTATGGCTGAACTTATGCAGAGCATTGCGAAGCTTACCAGTGCGGTACAGGCAAATGCGATTGCCCAGTCTGTGATCCCCGGAGGAGCCAATCCGCAGACACCTACTGCGGAGGATATGCTTGCGGAGATCATCAGACCGACCTACCATCAGAGGAGTGAGTAACCATGTTTGACCTTGTGAATGTAATGAAGGAGATTCTGGAAGTACTGAAGGAACTTCTGGAAGCGGTAAAGACTAACAAAGGAGGAACTAAGAAATGAGCGTAAATACCCTTACTTTTCAGCAGAGCAGTGCGGTACTCAATGATCTGGTAAAACAGGCAACGGGCAGGAGTGCGGTTATCAATACCGAAGCAGACTTTATCTCCGTTGCCCAGACCGCACTGACACTGGGGAAGGATGTAATCTTCAATACCCTGTCCAATGTGCTGGCAAGGACTATCTTTTCCATTCGCCCCTATTCTGCTTCCATGCGTGGTCTGGAAAAAGACCTGCCCCAGTGGGGAGCATATATGCGGAAGTTTAACATCGTGGCAAGCGACTGGAAAGATGACGATGCCTATAAGTATCCGGTAACTTTCGATGCTTCCCAAAGTGCCAACCCCACTGGTAACGGACTGAGCGTTGACCACTGGATCATCAATAAGCGGGACTTTGTGCAGACCAACTTCCTCGGACAGAGCGTTTTCTCTGACCACTATACTGTCTTTGAGGATCAACTTGAAACTGCGTTCCGGTCTTCCGCCGAGTTTGGTCAATTCCTGTCCATGATTACTACCGATATGTCCAACAAGATTGAGTTGGCAAAGGAAAACATGAGCCGGGGACTGGTTGCAAACTTTATCGGAGGACTGATTGCGGAGAATAACGCATCCCGGAATGTCCACCTGCTGTCTGAGTACAACACTCTGACTGGTCTGTCGCTGACTGCTACCACTGTTTTCCAACCGGATAACTACCCCGCCTTTATGAAGTGGGTGTACGGCAGGATTGCTTCCGTTGCGTCCCTCTTCCGGGAGATGAGTACCCGGTACCAGACCACTCTGACTGGCAAACCCGTACCCCGGCACACTCCCTACAATAAACAAAAGATGTATATGTTGGGACAGGATCGGTACCAGATCGATTCCCGTGTTCTGGCTGATACCTTCCATGATAACTACCTCAAATATGCGGACGTGGAAACCATCAATTTTTGGCAGGGCATTGATACCCCGGATAAAGTCATGGTTACACCCACCTATACCAATGCTTCCGGTGTGGCTACCACTGGCAGTGCCGTTGAAAAGTCTGGCGTGTTCGCTCTCCTGTTCGATGAGGATGCAATGGGTTGGGCAATGATCCATGAAAAGGTTATTCCCACTCCCGTAAACGCCCGTGGAGAATATCGCAATATGTGGTATCACATGAGACTCCGGTGCTTCAGTGACAACTGTGAGAAAGGCGTTGTGTTCCTGCTCGACTGATATAGATCAGACGAGCGAGGGGATAGTGTGACAGCTATCCCCTATTCTTTTACGGAGGTTGCTTATGCAGACACTTATTTTATATGAGGGGTTTGAGAAGAAGGAGAACTCTACCAAACGCCCCTCCACAGGAACAACCCGGTATATACAGGGCATATTGAAAGAACCATGCTCCATTATGAATCCGGTTATCAAGATTGAAAGACTTCCAAATGATGTGATCCCGGGGAACTACACATATGCAAGATGGTCACAGGCAGACAGATATTACTTTATAGAAGACTGGGTGTGGGCGAATGGACTCTGGGAAGTCCACATGAAAGAGGATGTGCTTGCCACCTTCAAAACAGAGATAGGGAACAGTACGGAATATGTTCTGCGGACAGACTCTACTACAGACTTCAATGGAGAGATAACTGATACCACATATCCTGCTACCACCGATGTGCAGACCGAAACTGTGGGTTATCCGAATGTGTTCACTCCTAATATTTCTGACGGATGTTATATTGTAGGCATCATATCCGGGAACAACACACAGGCAGTGGGTGCAATCTCCTATTATCTGATGACATCCGCACAGTTTGGTGCTTTGAAGGATAAACTCCTCTCTGACGATAACCTTATCACAATGGGTCTGGCAGTGCTTGATCCTTCCTCCGGTAAATTAACCCCCACTATTACAGATATATCACTTGAACTGTTAAAGACCATGTATAACCCGTATCAGTACATTGTCTCCTGTATGTGGTTCCCATTCATGGAAAGTCTAATTGTAAACAAGACTGCCGTAACATCTATTAAAATAGGTTGGTGGGACTACCCGTTGAATGGATATCACCTGTATGCACAGACTGTTAGTCTTGTTGAAAGAAATATAACATTTCAACAGCATCCGCAAGCTAATACCCGGGGAAGCTATCTGAATTATGCTCCCTATTCTAAACGCTATCTTATGGGCAGATTTGGCACTGTTCCTCTTGACTCATTCAGTTTTAAGGTTGGAGATACTATTGAACTAATGTACGTAATAGACCTCATTACAGGACAGTGCAGAGTTGAAATAGGCAGAATAAGAGGGCAGGATTTTGATCTCTTAACTGATAAACATTTCTTACTTGGTGTACCTATTCAGCTTGCACAAGTAGGTGTCGATTATCTGGGAACTGCCGTAAACGCAATCAATACTATCCCGCAAGCAATCGGAGGGGCAATATCCGGTATCGCATCTGGAAAGGGTGCCATAATGGGAGCCATTGCGGGTGCTGCAAGCGGGGTATATAACACCATACAATCTGCAATGCCCCAAGTAGAAACCTCTGGTACGAATGGGTCTTTTCTGACTGCCAACTATGAAACATACTCGGTGTCACAATTTTTCAACATCGTAGACGAAGATATAGCACACCGGGGAAGACCCCTATGTGAACTCAGACAGCTTAACACCCTCTCCGGTTTCATCCTGTGTTCTGAAGGTGAGATAGATATAAGTTGCTATGATAATGAACGTAAAGAAATTGTACGCTATCTGACTGACGGTTTCTTCTGGGAGTGATTATATGGCATCACAGAATCCAACACAATATGACGGATGGTGGGTTGAATTAAACATTGACTTCCAGACTACAGATGTAAGACAGTTTACTCCAGAGCAAGTGCAGATTGACAACATGAATTTAGTCTATGACTACTTCCGCAGACAGAACTGGACACCTAATGCCATTGCGGGTATGCTCGGAAACATGATGGTAGAATCCACTGTCAACCCTTGGAATTTCCAGAATGGCTCTCTGGATTGGAGTGACCCATCTGCCATCTTAGCAGATACGGGAGGCATGGGACTGACCCAGTGGACACCTTGTCGAAAGTATTACCAATGGGCATTAGATGAACAACTTGATCCTAAATCCGGTACTACCATGTGTGACCGCATTATGTGGGAGTATCACAACAATAAACAGTGGTCACTTGAAAACTACGGACGGCACACATGGGAGGACTTTGTAACCAGTACAGAATCCCCTTCCATACTTGCGGATGTGTGGCTGTGGGCATATGAGCGACCATTAGACCCGGATGAGCAACAGAGATGGGCAAATGCTGAATGGGTGTTTGAGAACATTCATGGAAGTGGATTAAAAACCGCAATTATGTTATCATTCTTTAGGAACAATAACCGAAAGGAGTTGAAACCAAGATGCCAAAGGATATAGGGTATGGTGTACCGGAATCGTATGACTACATCAATATGTATAACTCATCCTTTAGTCCATCCACTGTTCATGTGAAGAATGTTGCCTTGCAGAGATTCTTCCGCAGATACCTGTTTCAGAAAGCTATTTCAGTCTTCAAGTGGGAACTCCCGGAAACATGGAACAGGGATTACTTCCTGTATGTTCTATTCGCTTGGGGATATATCGGAGTAGTGGAAACCGATAAATTCGGTGTAATATGCCAAGCGGGAGTCCCCTATGGGTATGATATCTATTATCAGCCTACTAACCTCATCATTACCAACCCTCTTCTAAAGGGTGCATTGCAACCTCGTATTGGTAAAGAGTGTACAGTTTTCAAACTTCAACCGGACTGGGGTGGGATCAATGACCTCGTTAATTATTACTCCGACATGATGGCTCTTTGTGCGGAGACTGCTTCAGTAAACCTCCTCAACTCACACCTGTCCTTCGTGTTCCCGGCGAAAGACAAGCCTACTGCGGAAACCTATAAGAAGTTGTTTGATAAGGTTGCAGGTGGTGAACCCTGTGTAGTGGTAGACAAACAACTTTTCAAAGAGGACGGGACACAGGTATGGAATACCTTCCAACAGAATATTGGACAAAACTACATTGTGGATAAAGTCCTCGTTGACATGAAGAAGATTGAAGCACAATTCGATACGGATGTAGGCATCCCCAACAGCAACACCCAGAAGAAGGAAAGACTGATACAGGATGAAGTTAACTCCAATAACATCGAAACCATTACCAGATGTGAACTATGGTTGGAGCAACTGAAGAAATCCGCAGAAGCAACTAATGCCATGTTCGGTACCTCCATCTCTGTAGATTGGAGACATGATCCTAAAGAACAGGAGGGTATGACTAATGGGCAGATCAGCAACAGTAAGTCCTCTGGGACTGTATAACTGGGATCATACAATCTTTGATCTCATGCAGATTCCACAAGCATTGAACAAAGACACTCTGGTACAGAACCTCCTCGCTGAGACTGCGGAACTGGAAGTCCTCTATCCTAACCCCGCTATCTTCAAACACCTTGTGGGTGTATGGAGTGATAAACAGATTGATATCTGGAATAGACTCTATGCCACAACTCAATATGACTACAACCCCATTGAGAACTATAACAGGTATGAGACTGGTAGCGACAGCGGTACAGGCAGGACTACCCATAGCGGTACGGATAGCACAACGGAAACCACAACTCATGGTGGTACAGACGGACGGACGGAAGCTATCACCACTGGAGGTAAGGACACTCTGGATATGTCCCGTCAAGAGGGTGGTACTGAAGGAAAGACTGGTACTGTCGGTGTAGAACAGGGTGGTACTGAATCCGTATCCATTAACAAGCGGGAAGGTGGTAGCGAAACTGAAGAAACTACATCCTCCGTTGAACTGGGTGGGCAGGATCAGACTGTTGGTGCTGACACCAAGGGACACTGGATTGCGGGATTTGACTCTCAACCCAGTGGGCAGGATGACGGACTGGTAAAACAGACCCGGGATCAGGACGATGCTACCACCACTACCACCTATGGAAAGACTGAGGATGGTACTGGAAGCAAAACAACTACTTTCGGAAAGACTAATACTGATACCGAAACAACTAATTTCGGAAAGACCGAGGACACTGATACCTCCGAAACTATCACATTCGGAAAGACGGAAACAAACAAAGACGAAACTACCTATGGCAGGACGGAGAACGTACAGGAAACCAAGACCTATGGGGAAACTGTCAACAAGACTGGTGGTCTCACTCATGGGGAACAAGTTGCCACTACAAATGAAGGGGAACATGAACTTCATGCTCATGGCAATATCGGCGTGACCACCACCCAGCAACTCATCAGAGAGCAACGGGAGATTGACCTTTTCAACCTGTATGATATAATCATTGAGGACTTCAAGATGAGATTTTGCATCTTGGTTTACTGAGAGGAGGATAACATGAATAACGGAGCGTTCGGAGAAAACTTCCCCTATTCTAACTTCCATGATTTGAACATGGATTGGATTATCAAAATTGCCAAGGACTTTCTGGATCAGTACACGAACATTCAGCAGACCATTACCGAAGGACTGGAAGGGCTGGATAATAAGGCACAGGAACTGGAAGCACTCCTTCAGCAGTGGTATGATACCCACTCTGAGGATATTGCTAATCAGCTTGCAGATGCACTGAATGACCTTAACAATTGGTATACCACCCATGAGGGGTATCTCAATCAATACCTTGCAGATAGTATTACCGCATTTAACAATGCTGCAGATCAGAAAGCAGCACAGACAATTGCCAGTATCCCCGCAGACTATACCACCCTTTCTGATAATGTGAATAAGAATAACAAGATTTTATTTCAGGATGATTTACAACTCGCATCATTAGCAAATACTCTGCCAATGAAAAGGACAGCCGTATCTGTGACAAACACATCACAACATTATTGGAAAAATGTAAACGGTATAGCGACAAATATGCAAGGTTCTGTATCGTATTACGCATCTAATGCAATTCCAGTAAGCCCCGGTGAAATCTATGAGGTGTCAGCTATTAGCGGTGTATCAATCAATCAATCAATGATAATGATTGTTGATCAGGAATATAATGTGATATATGAATCTACAAGACCAAATGCTAATACAGAATACAATGGACATTATGTTATTCCAAACAACGCCGCATACTTGCTGGTGACCTCGTTTTCTAAGGGAGCAACCGTTTACAAAGTTGAATATGATAAAATATCCGGTGCGGACATGACTCCTGTCTCGCTTGTTGTTAATAACGGAACATTCTGGAACAGTGAAGGCACTACCGCAATTCTGGAATCATATCAGTCTTATTCATCATATAACCCCATAGACATAACTCCCGGAAGTCTTTATTCCGTATATATCTATCACGGACAATCTGCCAAACAAGACCCGGTTCTGTTCGTAGATGACAATTATACGATTATAGAAAAACTCAGATGGACAACGGGCGTCTTTACGCTGTTTGAAGGATACGTCCCGGACGGGGCTACAAAAATGCTTCTTACCACGTCCCGTGTACATTCAAATGAAACGATTTACAAAACAGATATTGAGCCATCAAAACCGTGGCAGATGCTATTTAATGGGAAAAGGATTGCCATCATCGGTGATAGTATCAGCACCAACGGAAATTATTCAGTAGGAAACCCCTTTGGAAACGTACCAGAAATTATCATTACAGAAGAAGATGTGGGAGTAACTTTATCTGCCTACGTTACCTATTATGATGTGGGAAAGAGCATCGGTGGGCATACCATTGTCACTTCAGATATTGGAACTGAATTAACGTTCACTCCCATATCAGATGATGTTGGAAAAACAGTTGGACAGCCAGATAACTATAATGATCAGACCACCAAGGTGTGGTGGGAAGTAATGCAGGACAGCCTTAATTTTAATCCAATCCCTGTATGTTGGTCTGGAGCTTCCATGACCAGCCATGAAAGCAACTCTGACCGGTACAAGACCTCATATGCTTGGCATGATGCACAAATAAGAAAATGCGGAATAAGAACACCCGGCACAATGAACAGAGTTGCACCCGATGTTATCATCATTTATCGTGGAACAAATGACTTCAGCCATGCACCCTACGCAAAATTAACAGAAGGGTATTTCAATAATCCATCTTGGGATTACCCGGAGACAGATGCTATAGACAATGGTTACGGTTATCTTGAAGCAATTGCCCTGACTGTGAAAAAACTCCGAACCGCATACCCAGAAGCTAAAATATTCCTCAGCACCTTGAACATATTTAAGCGAGTGATTTACGATAGTTACCCCACAAGAAATGGAGAAACAACACTTCCTGCATATTGTAATGCAATCCGTGATGCCGCAAACTTCTTGGGATGTGGTTTAATCGAATTTGATAAGGACGGTATTACTTTTGAGAACTGCTATATCTCCGGTTATATCACAGACAGCCAGACAACACCCACACACCCGAACAACAAAGGACACAAGGTTATGGGAAACAAAGCCATTATAGATATGATGAAGCAGTGTAATAGCATGACCTAACAGCACTTTAACGTGCTAAAGCGCCCTCGGAAACGGGGGCATTTTCTATTTATGCCTGTTATATATTATGTAATGGG